TCATTTAGTTTCAATTGGAAATCTGCATTAGCTTCATTTGCATTTCTTTTATTTGTCGGTAGGGCAGGAGCGTTTTACTTTCAAACTATAGACACCACGAAAGCCGTTAAAAGATTAAGGTCAACAGTTGACACCCTGCAAAACAAAGTCATCACTGAGCAATTGGCAAACGGTCAAAAGATGAATCTTATATTAACTTTGCTAGATCCAGAAAACGGAATGGCAAAGATAGAGAAGATCGAAGCAGACAAGGATAAACTTCTAAAGGAATTAGAGGCGAAGAAGAATGAAAAAGGATCATAATACTAACGGGAATTATAGGAGCTTTGTCCTGACCGAGGGCGATGGGTGCTTGCTAGATGCTGAAGAGATTCACCGCATAGAGTTTGGCGATAAGGCAAAAGTTAAATGCTTTCTAGTCCCGCCAATCGACAAAGAGTTACCAGAGCAGGAAGTTGTTCAAGATGATTTCTTTGGATTCAAATTGACAGGTATCTATTCAGATAAAGATTTAAAAGTTGTCACTGCTGAAGGTGGAAAGGAATTCCCGAAACATTCACATCCTGGCAAAGAATGGATTCAAGTTATAACCGGTTCAATCACGGTCTATTGTTATCGAGTATTGGCAATAGGTTTTATAGTAATGGCTTTAAATGGAGCGATGTCATATTATGGATGATACAAGACCAACATGTAAACAGGTTCCAATAGTGTGGGCTTCCTGTCCAACCAACCCGCCTTATAATTGTCCAATCTGTCCACCTGGTACAAATTTCTGTGCAGGGTTCGATCAGGAAGCATACGACAAAATGAAAGAAGAAACTGAAGAGGCTTAACATGCGATTGATAACATTGGCTAGAACTTCATACACAAAGTACGGAACGTATGGAATAATGCTTGACGAAACAATGACTCCAATTTGTGTTACACTTGAAAGGCCGTGGACAAATAACAAAAAGAATGATTCATGTATTCCGGTTGATACTTACAAGGTTGAACGGATGGATACAGAAAAGAGTCATTTCATGTTAGAGCCAAAATACAACCGTGACGGAATAATGATTCACCGAGGGAATACAATCAAGGACAGTACGGGTTGTATATTGTTAGGCACTTACTTTATCGGGACGGGAATTGGAGAAAGCCGGAAAGCATATGATAAATTTGTAGGTTACTTCCATGAAGATGAAGAGTTCAATCTCTTGATAACTGGAAGTCCTGACGAATGAATACAAGGAGAAAAAAAGATGGTAACAGTTGAGAAAGTAAAGAAGAATATCAAAGCGTGGTCTGATTGGTCTAAATTAACCAAGCCTGAAAAGGTTGAATTCCTAGAGGCATACAATAGAGAGTGGAAAGAAAATCTAGGAAAGTACATGCCTCCAATGGGAACTAGAAAATCAGACGCTCTCAAAATGGAACTACCTGATTATATAATCAACAACTATAAAAAGAATCAGCTAACCGAACTGATGGTATTAGTATACGATTCTTTCAAGGGTGCAAAGACAGTAATTGATGAGAGAACGCCAAAGATCATAAGGATTTTAAAGGGGTTAAAATACTTAGCGTTATTGGTTGCGAAATTGTACCTAACATTTAAAGGTGTAAAAATCTAAGGAGAAACAAAGATGAAATTCTTTACAGCAATTTGGAAATGGTTAGACGGTAACAAAACACTTATTGGAACTTTATTGATAGTACTATTGCAAGGCGGTATGTTTGGCGAGGCCGGAGTATTGTTTGATGTAATCACATGGCTATCTGGAATCATGGTTGCCGGTGGCGTTGTTCATAAGATCGCAAAGGGAACAAGTAACACCGGTAAATAAATTATATCCAAATCTCAACGATAACTTACCCCTTTAGTTATCAACTTGAACCCTTCATATTGTTTGAGGGGTTTTTGTTTTATATAAACCATTGTAAATTATAGACGTATTACTATAACCAAATGAAGAGTAATAATTTTTATTAAATAAGACTTGACATTGATGTTAAGGTTTATTATCTTTATACCAGACAGAGAAACCAACTTAATTAAGGAGCTTAAAATGTTAGTGTATGAAAAACTTAAAAAACAGGCTGACAAAATTATTACGGTAAAGATAAGTAAAGATATTCCCCTACAGAGACTAGGTGTCATAGTCGCAACCGCACATCTTGAAAGATACGGTTATTATACATACACTCAATGCAATAAAAATGTATTGCTCATATTGGGGTCATAATTATGAAAGCCATTATTGCATGTGAAGAAAGCCAAGCCGTTACAATTGAGTTTCGTAAAATTGGGATTGAAGCGTTTTATTGTGATACACTCCCTTGTTCTGGTGGTCATCCTGAATGGCATTTACAACAAGATGTTATTCCATTGCTTGAAGAGAACTGGGATATGATAATTGCATTTCCGCCCTGCACTCATTTGGCGGTTAGTGGTGCGAGGTGGTTTGAAGAAAAAAGACAGGATGGCAGGCAACAGCAAGGCATTAATTTCTTTATGGAATTCACAAAAACAAAATGTAATATGGTTGCCGTTGAAAATCCAATAGGAATAATGAGTACGCTTTACCGTAAACCAGACCAGATAATCCAACCGTGGCAATTTGGACATGGAGAAACAAAGTCTACCTGTCTATGGCTCAAGGGACTACCACTGTTGATGCCTACAAATATTGTGAATGGAAGAGAGCCAAGAATACATAAAATGCCGCCAACAGAGAATAGATCAAAATTGAGAAGTAAAACATTTCCCGGAATAGCAAAAGCAATGGCTGAACAGTGGGGGAAATTACTAGAAGGTTAATGTTATATGCGGAGGAGCCAGAAATGATAAATCAAAAGCTAATTGAAATAGTAACCATCAAGCCATTCAATGAAGCGGCAGCACAAGCTTTGAAATCTGAAATTGAAAATCAGTGTCCGACTGTTGACGATCTGCGAAAGTTTGTAATTGAGATTGATGAGGAGATGCAAGCTTCGTCCGGTGACATACTTTTGAATTTGGGAATCATTAACCGTTGCGCAATCTACATGCTACGTGACCGCATGAAATTAGACATGCCCAAAATAGATCACATGGCATTCTTAATGCAAGAACAGCGAAGGCATATACATTTAATATAATTATCAACCCCTGTCCGTAGTCGGATAGTCCGGCAAACTCGTAACTCAAAATCACTTCACACGGGCAGGGGAATTTAAAGGAGAATTAAAATGTACAAGTCAATAGACCTTTCAATAAGCGTATTCATTCCAACAGAACCGGCAACAGATCAGAAGATTGAAGAATGGGTAAAGTTTCAATTGGGTGCGATAGGTGGAATATCAATCGAGAATCCACTACATGAACATGACATGGAATGCGACATTAACAACTTAATGATTAGATGAGGCGAATTCGACAACCCTACCGAATAGCTACGTTACATTCCCCCTTGTAAAAGAGGGGGAACACGCCATAGGTGGGTTAATTTAAATATAAGGAAACCAAAATGAAAAAGCAAAAAGTACACCCTTTAATGATCCAAGCAATGAAAGACTTGTTGCATTATTACGAGACAGGGGAAGGCGAAGAGATAAAAGATAATTGTGCGTTATGCACAGCCGCAAGTGAAATACAAGAGGATTCATTATTCCATACTGGCATTTGTGAGACTATTTGCGATCCGTGTTCATGGAGAATATTCACAGACGAGTGTTGTCCTGATTTTGTTATTGGTCAAGTGGATATATCAGATGCAAGAGAAACACGAAATGAAGCATGGCTTAAAATCCGCATCCCCCAATTAAAACAATGGATAGAACATTCAATTCCAAGTGAGGAGACATGAAATTTTTAGAAGCTTTGAAGAAGTTGGATATACAGCAATATGCCGACAGAATATATAATAGTAATTCACGGGGAGAGTTGTTTCATTTGATGGATTACTTTTTTATGGCTGAACACATAAAGGACGGGATGGCTCCAACTTTCAAAGAATGGTTTGACAATATCGTGAAAGAAGCAGAGGAAACTTGGGATAGGCCAGAGTCTGTATTCCAACATATTCCAAGAATTTTAGCAGAGCAGGGATTGATAAAGTGGTAACATTTAAAAGAAAACACTTGCAATTCTTATTAAAACTTATTACATTAGGTATACATTAATCTGATAGGAGATTTAACAGAATGGGGAAACCAAAAGTAACACGACACAGAACAATCAGCCTTCGACTCGTTAACACTGAAGGTGCGGAACTTCAAGAACTCGATATAGTTGAGCGACTATTTGAACGTGAATGTACAGGCGTTGGCAAGCGTAGCCAAAGTGCAGTTATCACAAACTTGATGCTGACGGATCAATTGGATTTTGAAAAGAATAATAAATAGGTGATGAAATGGCTGAAGTAAAATTGACTAAATATGTTGAGGGTTCAGACGAGCAGATAGTTTTCTTAAAGAAGATTGAAAAGTTAAATTCTATCTTTGGCGGTGAACCCGATGAAAGATTTATTACAAATCTACAAAACCAGTTTAATTATTTGCCTATCTCTCACTTGGAAACCCTGTTGGATGAATACTTTTTCGGTCACTGGTCAACTGTTAATTTTAAGTACCAACAGATAGCCAATGAGATTTGCGGTGATTTAGAATTAGTCGTAACGCATCCCATAACAGGGGAAACCCTAACGAGATCAGGCGCAGCAAGTGTTGTCATTATGCAAGACGCAAAGACAAAGCTGATAGATTTTGCTGAACACAAAAAACCGAATGCGCTTGTAATGGGGTTTCCTAAATTGAAAGCAGAGTGTATCAAAAATGCCATTTCAAGTTTGGGTAAAAAGTTCGGTAGGGATCTAAACAGAAAGATTGTTGATAACTATGCACCACTGTATAACCATGAACCAAAAGAAGAAATTGAAGTTATCCGAAAGAACATCATTGACGAACTCGAAAATTATGCCGGTGAAGATAAGGAAATGATTAAAGAAATGTGCAGAGAGAAACATGAAGCCGGTGAATTCACAATGGTATTTGCAAAACAGATATGCCAGAAATTAAACTTGCCGGTATCGTAATGAGTGTTATAATACATGATGTTCAGCAGAACACAGACGAATGGCTAAAGTTGAGACTTGGAAAGTTTACGGGTTCACGGATTCCCAAATTGTTCATGGGCAAAAGCACAAAGGGTTACAATGAGTTAATAAACGAGATTGCCTATGAACGGTTAACCGGTAAAGTAATCGCTCACTTTTCAAACAAGTGGACAGACAGAGGGCATGAACTTGAAGCTTTAGCAATTGAAGAATATGAAAACAATACATTCAATAAGGTTACAAGGGTTGGATTCGTTGAGTTAAATAAAGACGTAGGTGTTTCTCCTGACGGGCATATCGGAGAACACGGAATGATTCAGGTTAAGGCGTATGACTTTACTCACATGTGCGAGTTTCATTTTTCCGGTAAGATTTCCAAGAATGAAGAGCTGCAATGTCAAGCCGAGATGTACGGATCTCAAAGACAGTGGAATATTTTATACATCTATCATCCACAATTAAAGCCGCACCAATTTAAAATCCTGAGAAATAAAGAAACAATAACAGCGATCAAGCGAGAGATTGAACTTGCTAAAATCGAAGTTGTGAAACGTATGGAAGCATTGAAAGGTATTGTTAGGTGAATTCTATAAT